TCCACCAGTCCTTTCGCTTTATAAAAAAGATAATTTACTTTATCCTCTAATGTTGGCTGAGGGGTTGCGGACTCTGGCTCAGGATCAGTAAATGTCCCGTTTGGCTGCATAATTTGCCCAAGTTCACCTATGTCGGACTGAATTTCACCATCAACTATTTTTTTGCCAATTCGTATACCTACAACCTTATTATTTTCATCAAGTCGTATAAATCTCATGCTACCACTCCTTTATTTAAACTCGGCTACATAACATACTAAATGTTCTGTCACTCCAGATGACAGATACCTATTTCTAAAAGCCAAAGTATTTGCATTTAAAATTTTTCCATGTGTCACACCCTCTTGATAGCCACCAGAAATTCCAAAAGAATAAGTAAAAAATAATAGGCTTTTACTTGGATTGATTGCAGCAATAGAAATATTGCTATAAGTTTGACTTATATTAAGACTTTGTTCAATTACCTGTAATGATTTAAGCCCATCAAATTCAACCACGTAGAAAGTTCCTTCAACTTTACTGCCACCACCATATTTTTTTAAGCGTACCGTAGTTGGAGATATTATTTTGATTTGACAAAAATCCCCTAACCCAGGTATGCCTGTTGAGGGAACAGAATACTGAATATCCGCAATTACTACAGCTTTATTTAGGTTAACTGGATTTATAGATATATTTATTTCTTTATCAGCAGCATCCATGGCATAATTTATTTGCTGAATACTCTTAATGCCCCCACCTCTAGGGGCTAAGACAAAAAAACCATTTGTTAAATCCCAACGCAAAGTTAGCGGATGACTCTTTTTAATATCACCTTCCTCAAGGTCAATATATGAATCAGTATCTATATCGAATTTCTTTATTGCCTTCGCTCCTTGTCCATCAGGATTTATTGTCGTTGCTCCTGTATTGGTTAGGGACGGATTGATGTGCAACAAATTACCGTCTTTAGTTAAATCAAATGTCAACCCTGTACCGATAGACACAGTTAAGGCATTAGCTGTTCCTGCTGTGCCATGATATTTCGTATATTCTGCCTTATGTGCATCAATTTGAGTATGTGCATTCTCTATCCCTTGTTCAATATTGTTCATATTGTTTGCAATAATAGGAGTACCTGCTTCAATTACTTGTCCCTCTGCTGGCATGAGAGTTATTGTTCCATCGGGATTGTTTTGTACATTGAACGTCAAAGGTTTTTCAACCAATCTATCTTTCCATAATGTTTTGGTATAAGCCACTAAATACCACCTCTGCTTTCAGTGTTACCTTTGAGATATCCAGCGTATTGATACTCTTGTTTGTAAATCCTCGTCTGTTTCTTGGCGTCAAAACTATCTTCTATCAAGATTACATCCGCACATTCAAGCGCAGGATTTTGCCGCCAAATAGTTTTATAAACTGCGTTGTAACTGGCTTCTTTGATTAACCATGCTGCCACATCGGCCGCATGCGATTCTGTATTGATTAGAGGGTTGTCGATTTTAAACGACGTACCATTCTTACCGCTAATACTTGTATTGTAGTAAACAACTTCTCGTTTTCCTAAAGTTTCGTATACATTTATAACTACCTCATATATTGGTTTATCAAGACTAACCTCAGGCTCGGCGAAAAGATTGTCATAATTGATATTTTTCATATCAAATTCCATGTTTACCGCAGGATATACAGTCCCACAAAATACATTCGGTTGTCCACAGTAAACTAAAAAATTGTCGCTCTGATCCAATGTTTTAAATGACTTAATTACGATTTTCCCAAGCCTGTCCTGAAATACAGCACATTTGCTTGCTATACCTATATGTTGTAGAGCTTTTCTGCTGTCAAGCCTGTCTGTAAAACCTGAGGTGTTTATATCTTTCAAACTATCCTCGATTGAGTAATCAGTTATACCGGCATTAACCAATACATCAACCGCTAAATCGTAAAGATTACCGCCCGATGTATTGTTGTATGATACTTGAGATAATAATTCAAAGTTATCTCTGGCAATTAAAGTTATACTCATAGAAGCTGTTTTGTTCTTCCATTCTATGAGATAAAATGTCCCCATTGGCACATATTCTATGGTTTCATCCTCTAATACAAGTCCAAATTCGACCTCTATTTTAGGTCGCTTGGCTATTATCTCTTGTATGTTATTGTTATTGAGGAAATTGAATTCTCCCCCAGTATTATCTAAAGTCACCTTGAGTTCATTTGCCGGGATAGTGGTATTTAAGGTGTTCATTTCCTCGATTATATTGATATCGATTATCCAATTATCGTCATATGTTTTCGTAACACCATCCATTGTAAAATGTATTCTCGCCGTTACATTTCTTACGAGGGCATAGACCGCATTTTTAAATTTCTGGCTAACACTTCGCATTGGTCATCACCTCTCGATAAGATTAAATTTAATGTCCTTATACCGGATAACGCCGTTTCTGTAATCTAAGGCTGCAGCAGTTCTGCCGCCACTGTAGAAAGTTCCAACTCTTTTAGAATTGGTTTGAGGATCTATATACTCAACCTGGAAAAATACAGGCGCTACTTTTTGCAACACAAGCGCCAAATCTTCTCTGCTTAAATAATTCCAGCTAAGTTCGATTTTCCTTTTGGTGCCTATCCGGTCTATTATAATATCGCCTTTTGCGTTTCTCTCGGCATTAGATAGGTCTTCTATCCCCACAACATATGTAGTTGGGGTAGGTATCTCTACCCCATCTATCTTTATCATTATACCTACCCCCATCCATCAAATTGGATTTAACAATACATCTTCGCCTATGCGCCTTTTCTCTTGCTCTAAATATGGCTTTACAATACGCGCAAATGTTCTACCGTCAATATTAAGCACAATGTCGCCGTTAGTATCATCATTTCTTACAAACTGCAATGCACTCATGACAGCTGTCCCTACTGCGCTTGCTATAGCATCAACGAATCCGGTATTTTCAAGAGGTACTACTGCTTCGGGTCCACGCTCACCAATCATAGCAAGAGTGGGAGACGTAACAATGCCACCACGGGCCAATTTAGGTATCTTTGGTATATTGATACCGAATGTTTTCCCTCCCAATCCAGGTACCCAATCAGGGATATCAATTCTGATTGAGTTTAAAGCTCCTATTACCGTATTGATTCCATCGATTATGAGATTGAGAGGGAATTTTACAATGCCCCACAGCGAATCAAACACGCCTTTAAAAATGGACTTAACGCCCTCCCATGCTTTTCCCCAGTTGCTAGTAAATACGCCAGTAATAAAGTCCATAAGTCCTATAAAAGTCGTTTTTAAACCATTTATGATAGTCCCTATTGAGCGAAAAACACTATCGAAGATATTTATAAAAGTACCGCCCACGAATTCGGTTAAGGGCTTAAGAACTTTTTTCCATAGATATTCAAAGTCAGTTATTAACCCCTCTACAATTAACTTAAATGAAGTAATCAAAAACGTACCAAATGGTACAAAAACGCTATTCCAAAGAAAACTTAATACTGCTGATACAGCTTCAATAGCCGGTTTCAGAATACTTAGCAACATATCACCCAAAGGCACGAGAACATTTTGCCAAAATGATTTTGCGATATCAGCAACAAACGAAAATGCTACTCCTAAAACATCAATTAAGATGCGGCCTAAAGGGATAAATACACTATTCCACATCCACAGAAGAAAATTACCTAAAGGGACTAAGACATTTTGCCATACCCAACTTATGATATTGCCAAGAACCTGCCAGGCAGCAGTAAAGCCAGTTTTTATATATTGTCCTAATGGTGTCAAAACATTTACCCATACTGACTGAAAAACTTTACCGATCTCTGTAATTATAGGCTTAAGAGCATTACTCAGTCTTTCCCATAAAGCATCTACTCTTGCCTTAAATTTATCATTGGTCATGTATGCAGTTACTAATGCACCTACCAACGCTCCAATAACCGTTACAATCGCCGCTATTGGGTGAGCGCTTATTATAGCCCAAAGTCCTTTTATAGCTGTGCCGAATCCTGTTATTGCTGTTGTTAAGCTTGATGTCCCTAATGATATTGCAAGTCCAGCAAATGCCCCTGCTATGGCACCCAATGCCGGGATAATAATGTCTTTATTCTCGATCACGATATTTTTAAAATCTGTAAAAGCCTGTTTAACTTTCACGGCCATTTCCTGCGCTTTTGACGCTATGTTATCCATAGCCCCGCCGGCACTATCTTCGGTTTTTTGTAGCTCTACACCAGTTACACCAATACCGGTAGATCCTGCTGCATCCTGCCCTTGGCCTATATCAAGCTGATTAATTTCATCGAACCCAGCTAAAGCCCCTTTGGCTTTTTTGCCTGCTTCTTCAGCAGCATCCCCTAAGTCACTCACAGCCGCTGTCTGCTCCTGCGTCTGTTTAGTCTGAATTGTAGTGGCTTTCCCAAATAACGCCTGGCTAAAAGCGGCAAATACTCGTGTGACATATTCGATTTTGCTCGCAAGAGTGTTCAATGCTGGTAATATTACATTATATATAGGTAAGAAGGCTTGCCCGATATTGGTACGGATATCTTTGAGAGTAGCAAGGAATATCATCTGTTTGGTCTGTGTGGTACCAGCAAGACTATCTCCATACTTTCTGTTGGCTTGCTCCAAAATAGATAATAGCCTAATTTGCTGCTGCTCCTGGAATGTTAGCTGCTGCCAGCTTCTTCCTTTTGCAAATTGCTTAAAGGCCTCCGTACTCTCAAGCATTGCAACATTGACATGTATTCCTAAGTCTTCAATTGCTTCGGTGTTCCCGAGCAGACCGGATCGGATTCTCTCAAGCGTATCCTCCATTGTTCGCCCAGTAGCGCTTGCCGTTACCGCCGAAGCTTTTAAAAGTTCAGTAGTATATTTCGCTGTTTCCGCTGCCCCGCCAACGAATGAACTTATTAGGTTACTGTACGTAGATCCATATTTAAATGCTTCTTCTCGCGCCATTCCAAATGATTTTGCCTGAGTTTCAGCCCAATTTTCAAATGCATTAGCGCTGTTACCCATTGTTCGGCCTAATTGCGTCATAGAGCTTTCAATGGTCATGGCTGACTTTATACTATCTTTTACTAATTTACCTGCAGCCACGACACTCAAGGCGGTAGTCAGCTTTTTTACTGCGCTGGTCATACTTTTTTGAAATATATTCATCCTTTTTTGAGCGGTATTAAAGCTTTTATATAGACCTGAGAAATCTCCACCGCCACGCACTATAAAATTACTCTTTGCCAACTAATCTCACCTCCCCACCGAACAAGGCATTAAGTGCTTTTACTTGTGCTAACATTTGCTCATCGGTCATTTCTTTTGTTTTTTCTTCTTTGATAATTGATTTAAGAACTCTGTCGATATCTACTTTCTTTTGCCATACCCAACGTGAGATTAAGAATGCCTGTTTTACCATAAGTATTTGTTGGATTTTTACTTTTTCCATGTACTCTTGAGCTTCAATTTCTTTTCGTTTTTCATAGCCCTTAACAAGAATAAAGAATTCCGCGGGTGTCAACTCCCAGAATTCCGTTATGCTTATACCGATAGTGGCAGCAAGTTCCATCGCGTTTTCGATCGAAAACTCACTGCCTTCTACCCGTTTTTTCCTTCTTTATCCTCTTTTGTCCCAAATGCGCCTTCAAAAGCTTTTCCCATAACATTTAGAGTAGTTTGTATATCCGAATATTCGTCCACCAAATCCATTACTTTTTCTGGTGTAAGGTCTTTATCTTCATGAACCAGTCCTGCCCACATCAACATAGCTATATCTTCCATTGTTAAATTATCCATATCTATTTTAGAAATAGGCTTTTTAAGTTTCTTTTCAATCAAAGATATAGCTTTCATGCCATATTTAAAGTTTCTTGATTTATCAAGTTGAATAGGATAAAACATCTAATCCCTCCTAAAAATTAAAAGGCTAGAATTTAATCTAGCCTTTACGTTCCTATTGTAAGTACCGGTTTGCCGCTGACTTTTATGGTTGCGCCGAATGTTATTGTTCCGTCAACTTCCGCATCACCAACTTTGAATCCTGTTACAACGCCCTTAAATTCCCACTTTGCCGACGGTGTAGTTGGAAATTCTATTACATAATCATCAGGTGTCCCAGCGTCAAGCGCATCTTGGAATTCTGCCTGATTTGAAGATGATTCTGGGTCAAAATAACCTTCAAGGGTTACTTCTCCGGCGTCTTTAAAAGCCCCTATAAACTCTCGATATCCACCATCGCTCGATAGTGTTGTAACATCAATGGTGTCGGCAGTGATTTCAATACCGCCAATAGAAGTTAAATTACCTATCTCTTTTGGGCTTGTTTTACCCTTTTTTAGTTTAGTTCCTAATGCTCTGGTAGCCATTTATTATTCCACCTCTCCTTTTTCAAAAATAAATCGTGAAATCGATGATTCCACGATTAACTCTGAGTTCATGCTCGTATTGCTCGGCTATATTGTTAATGCTCAAATCCTCGACATAGATAGCTTCTTCACCAATGGTTGTCCCGGGTAAGGATAATAAAAAATCCTCAACCTTTTTGGTTAAGGATTTCATATCGGCATATCTATGAGCCATTACAGAGAACATATAACTTAATGCTTGACTATCCGTATATCCTTTAAGAGTTTTATCCCTCCGTGTAGTTATCCGCGCATATACCAAATATGGTTTTGACGCTGTTTCTGGCGCATTTGTGGGGTAGATTTCGTCTTTTAGTTCTGGTATTCGGTTTTCAAGTTCATATCTTAGTGCTTCTTCCATTACCTCAACCCCGCTTTCGCAATCTCGGCGTCAATTTTCTTCTTCATCGTAGCTACAATTATCTCAGACATTCTTCGCGCGTTATGCTCAAGGCTATCATGTATAAACCTGTATCCAGGGATATAATTCCCATTGCCCGCAAAAAACCCGTATTCTTGGCTGTATGGATAATATCCTGTGCTATTCCCATGACCGCCCCTAGACCCCGGATTTTTTATAGGTTTTTGAAATAAATCATTCATTGCAGGATCAAAAATAATTTGATATACCTTCTTGCCTTTGTATTTCGCCCTTTCACCTTTTAATATCATGCCTTTTTTTAGGGCACCGGTATCATATGGGGCGTTAGCTTTAGCATCTTTCAGAACGACATTCATGCCCTTCTTTGCCGATGAAGTAACATGCTTTTGAGGAACATTCCCCAACTTTTTAATGCTCTTTTTTAATTGGTCCATACCCTCAACTGCAAATTTTATTTTTGCCATTTACTTCACCAACCTACAATAGCAGAGCAACTCACGGTTAAGGCCTTTTACATTAACAGGCTGACCGATTATCTCATATATCTCATTGCCGTGCCTTATCCTCATATCGCTTGTGATACCGTCTATATATCGCATATTAAATTTAGTCTCAATCTTGTTCTCTGTTGTTAAGGATGAAAAAAATTCATTACCCAACAAAGGCTCTTTACTCGCCCACGCGGTTTTATACTCTTCCCAAGTATCAATTGGCTCACCATATTTATCACGACCCACAACATGCTTGAGAAATGTTATCTTATGACGACAATCTCTCATTACGCACCTCCTGTATATTCGCTTGATAGCGTCAGGTGATGCTTCAAGGCGTTATATGACGCCAGAAACCGGTCAGCAATCGCAGGGTCATCATACCCAAAATTTGCCTTACAATAGAGAATAACAGCTCTTTTAATAAGTGGATTACCGTCATTAATCTTGTCTTGATGTACGCCGCTTAAAACGAGATCCGCTTTTGCACTCTCTATTAAGTCTTGTATTTCAGTATCCAAATCATTCCCGCTAACCCGTAGCGTATTTTTAATATCTTCAAGCATTTAACCACTGCCCTTCTTTTTGGCCTTTTTAGTTGGCTTATTAGCGGAATGGTCTAAAGAGGGCGATTGCTCGCCCTCAATTAATCCTCTCTGCACAAGGTCGGCAATACGATCCTTGTCGGTAGATTTAAAGTCGTCACCAGGCAAAAAGATATGGTCTGGGTTATATTTATCACGGAACGGTTTTAATACTTTCATTAACCTGCAGCCACCTTTTTGGTGATAGTAACGAGTGAATTCTTGTCAACCACCTTACCATCAACGAGCATAATAGCCTTAGTAACTTGGTCGTCAGTATCGTTGTCCTCGTACCTCTTGATAGTCATATTGAGGTTTGTATTAAGTATGTAGTCTTTCGGATTAAACAGAAACGCTACAACAGTATCGTTGGTAATAGTCGCACCAAGACTGGTCATATAATCATTAAGCACGACTGGACGACCAAGCAAGCTTCTCTCAGGTTTGCCGCCAATGCCGTAATTTACGCGAGCAATAGGCTGACCGTTATTATCTACCATACCTACAAAGGCCATAAATGTCTTTTTGGTCATAAACCATACTGCTCCATTTTCATATGCCAAAGGTAGCGCTGCTTCTGCTGCAACAAGTGTTTGATAAGACAAATCTTCATTTGCCCCAATATCAATATTTTGTCCTGCAGGCGCGGTCTCAGCCAAAATTCCTTTAGGCTTGCCGCTACCGTCACCGCTGATGATAGCCTGCTCCAAGGCTTTAACCATAGCTTCGACAACATTATTCACAAATGTGGTTTCAAACACAGGATAAGCCATGGTGTCAACTTCAAGGCTGGTTGAAATTGCACATCTCAACTTATAGTAGCCGAAGGTGATTGAACCGGTGGTCTTTTTCTGCTTATCAGAGCCAGCGCCCTCAGCAACCCATGAAGCAACCGGCTTCACAGTTGATGTAGGAATTGTTACACCGCCCTTATAGGCAGTTCTGGTCACAAGGGGCAAGATCATGCCCGTAGCCTCAATCTTCTCGATGATACGCTGCATGGTAGTGGTAGGTATTACTTCGCCGACATCAGTGGTCTTTGTATTGGCATCGGCGTTACGTAACTGTGCCGGGATAGCTTCGCCCTTTGCGACATAGTTCATGAAAGCCCTTTTATATTCATCGGAATTATAAATATCATCATCCTTGCTGTTACGGGTAGAATCTACAACTCCGTTACCAAACATATTGGTTTTAGGTTTGACATTATTAAGGGCATTAAGATTAGCCTGTGCCTTAGCAAACTCATCCCATTCGTTGTCAAGCTGCTTAATTTCCTCCATTTTTGCGTTGGAACCTTCAATGTTCCCTTCGTTAAGCAGGTTATTTGTTTCTTCCAGCATCTTGTCTCTTAATTCCATGTACTCTTGATAGTTTTTAAATTTCATATCTTCTTTCTCCTTTCAACTTCAATAGATTTATTTGAGATTGCATTTTTTGCATTAAAAAATCTGGTTCAGCATTCCCCTCAATACTGTCCGGATTCTTAATCGTATTTCTTACTTTTTCAATAACCTCTGGACTTAAGATGTTAACAAACATTGCATTATATAAGTTTTTTATTGGTGGTTTGGTGATTTTGCCGTTATCGTTTATAATTTCATCAACGAAACCTAACTCAACCGCTTCTTTTGCATCCATCCATTTTTCCTCGTTCATGAGAGCGAGTAGCTTTTCTTGTGACAAGCCCGTCTTGGTCATGTAAGCGTTTGCTATGGCTTTATTGGCCGTTTTCAGCACATCAGACGTCTTATCCATAACGTGATAATCGCCCTGTGCGTTGCCGGAGACATTGTGAATCATCATCAAGCCACTTGGCACTATTCTGGTCTTTCCGGCCATTGCTATAATTGATGCAGCGCTACCGGCAAACCCCACGATATCAATAGACATGTTGCCTTTATATTGCGTAAACATGTAGTAAATTTCATTGCCTGCAAATACATCGCCGCCACCAGAATTGATTTCAACTGTTATATCCTCGCCATTTGCTTCGTTTAATTGCTTTGCCACATCCTTTGGACATACAGCCTCGATGTCGAACCAATCATAAATCCACTTATCGTCGTTGCTAACTATTGTCCCTTTAATCGGTATCGTCTTCATCTACCTCACCACCTTCCATCACTGGTGCTGTATCCAGTCTCCTTATAGGCTTGTCCCCACCAGGCAGCGGAGCCATGTTCATCGTTGCGCGCCATTCATTCGGTGTCATTGCTCCACGGTCAACCATTTGCATGAGATTAAGTTTTGTCTGCATGGATGCGTATTGTAGCGAGCTGGCCTCAAAGACGATTTGATTACCAAACCCACGTTCCCGTCTTGTAAAAAGTTTGCGTGTATATTCATTACTCATTTGTATTGCGTCAGGCTCGATCCTAGCCTCATAGTAACTTATCCATTCGTCCTCGGTGAAATTAGAATGAACTATCTTTTCATTCACATTGAAAAAGGCATAAATTCTTTTTAGTGTTCTATCAGTCTGAGCGGCATTAGGTACATAGTCTTTCGGTTCAATACGTTGAGCATCAGCTTTAGCATCTGTACCAGCAGCACCAAATGTTGTGGATTCAATAGACAAATAATTATTTACAAACTCTTCAACATTTTTCTTGAGATCCTCTGCCCTTAATGGTGTATGGTATTTTAATAGCCACCGAATAACGCCGCTGTTTTTAATAGCCTTAACAATGCCTTGGTCTATAGTAGTGACTATCTCCATAAGCTGAGTAAGTGCAGGAGCAGGGCTTTCACCAAAAATATCATTGTCGCAGTAGTCATCCCTTAAGTGGATTATCTCCGAATATGGGAAAATGCCAATATTACCATTCGGGTAATAAAATTTAAGATATAGCGCATCATTCTTGTAGATAGCATCCACACCAGTGCATGGTATTGGGTATAGCTCTGCAGGCAGTCCAAATTCATCTCGGACGATTAGGATAAACGCATTGTTATTTAGAGAAAGCTGATTCGCAACCTTCTCCTGTAGCATTTGCCCACTCATGAAAGGGTTAGGTTCTTCCAGTAAAAACCTTATGTATGGTTCTGGGTTAACTTTTATTCCGTCTTTATCCCGCCTAATGTGCTTTGCCACCAGTTTCCCAATGGCCTTTGCTCTTGGACGGATACAACTCCGTACAATATCGCTGTAATAAAGTTTGCCGTTCCATGAATAAAAGCCATTCCCGCGTTCCGTAATCATTTGAAACCGGGCTGCCCTGCCAACATTTCTGAATCTATCGAAAAATCCCAAGTCATCACCTCCCTATATGATGTTGATGTATTCTTCATAATGTCTTTCTAAGACTACATAGGCATCTAGTAAACTTGCCATGCCGTCTATTCGCCTTTTTTGGCTACTCGTCTTTATGGGCTGAATATTATCGTTCTTGTCTACATCTATAGTCGTATTAGATAAACACCATTTCAAAATAGGATTGTTGTTATAGTTGATTCGCTTTTTACCAAGGTCTGCACCCAATGATTTCATGGGACCGGATAGTGTTTTCTTCCCTTGAATTACCGGCTCCATTCCTTCCTTCCCAAAATGGCTCCTCATTTCTTCGACATAGTATTCTGCCGACCAACCATCATAGCCATGCCAAGGAATATATATGTCATATTCATTTTGTACTTCCAAAAACCACTCAACGACATACTTGTAATGCACTCTGTTGCCCGGTGTTGTTCTTAACAATCCTTGTTTCAACCAAATATCATAGGGAATTTTATCTCCTCTTATCCTTTGCTCCAACAAGTCTTCCGGTAACCAATACATTTGCATAACATAGATTGTTTCGTCGCCTGGCACCATAAAAATAACCGTACCGCAAGTTAAATCGGTGGTACTTGATAGATCAGAGCCTCCTATGCCATAACGCGGATACGGTAATGTTACAATCTCGACCTCTTGCTTTTCTTCGTTAAAGATTTCTTTAATAAGCACCTTATTTTCTCTATCAAGGCGAAACTTATTGATATTATTCAATTCTTCAAACGTCAGCCAAGCTTCTGTCGATGTTTCGCGGATATTAAACTCCTTGCAAACAAAGTTTTTTTCAAGCCTTAAATTTTCAGCCACTCTCTTTGCTTTGTCTTGCAAGGCTCTCAGTTTTTTTATGGTTCCTAGCCCCGGATTGGCCTTTACCCAGTTATTGGCATCTCTCCATTCCGTTTTTTTATCCAGCTCATAAATAAAAAACAAGGTTCTGTCATCAACCTCGTTTCCTAATTTCATGTTATTAAACTGGATTTCGGCTTCTTCGTATATTTCATCGTATATGTCTTCTCGGATTGTTCCGGCAGTAGAAGTCATAACGATTAACGGCTGTTCTCTGGCTGTAATACCGTCAGCCATAATGTCGTACAATGCACGGCCGTTTTTCCACTGATGCCATTCGTCCATTATTACTACATGAACATTTAATCCGTCAAGGCTATCACTATCGGACGCAAGAGGTTTAAATACACCATCATTAAAATCCGTTACTATCTCGCTAACAAGAGTTCTGGCCCTCTTCTTTAACTTTGGTGATTTATTAACCATTCGCTTAGCTTCTAGCCATACAATCTTAGCTTGGTCTTTCTTAGTTGCGACTGCATATATTTCTGGTCCACCTTCATTGTCTGCAAATTGTCCGTATAGCCCCATGACTGAATCCAACAGGGATTTACCATTCTTTTTGCCGACAATCAAGACAACTCTTTGATGTTTTCTATTACCATCTATATCTATAAAGCCGTATACACTAGCCAGAAACGCTTTTTCCCAAAGTTCAAGCACAACCTTTTTGCCAGCTTGCTTGCCTTTAGAGTGACAACAGAAATTTTCCGCGAACTCTATTACATGATTGGCTCTGCTATTAGAATAGAACCATTCTTTGTATCCGTTTTCATTAATCCAGCGTACGATTTCTTCATACTGCTGATAAACTTTCTTTGATACTAATGTTTTACCTGTCTGTATCTGTTCCCAATACTCAAGGATAGGATTGTAGTCTTTAGGATATTCTTTAAGGCCTTTTTTATTTATAAAAGGTTTGGTCTTGCCATATACAATGTCTGGATCAGTACGTGGATATTTAGTCGGTTCGAGAATTAACGAAGTCGTCAAATCCATCGTCATCATCCTTTGTTACTCCCTTAGTTTTGGGAAGACAGTCAAGAAGTATCCTCATGGCCTGTGTATGTTGTTTGGACATTTGCAAGTAAAGTTGTGCATCTGGGCTTTGTTTGGTTCCATATTGGTTTTCGCCGTTCTTATATTCTACTTTTGTCCCTTCTCTCGTGATAGATTCTCTTAAATCTTGCATAGTAACTGCCATAAAAGCCACATCTTCTATGGTTGAGTAGACCAATTTCTTTTTATTTTCGTCTATATTTGAGAATAGTTTTTTAAGTCTGCGTATCTCTTTTTTTATCCGATCAGTTTTCTCTAAATAACCGGAAATACTATCATATTCAGCCTCTCTTTTGGCTTCCTCAATGTCTTCACAATCATACAATTTTTTCAAAATACTACACCCCCTTTATAACAACCTGCGTATCCTTTGTATGTAGGCACACGGTATTCACTGAGCCAATACGAAAATTTTTGATAGGGGGGGATCACAATCGAAGATACTCCAACACTTCTCGTAGGCCTAAACCCCCATCGTCCACATCTCTCATGCAATAATCATGCAACTTTGGGTGCGTTTGCTTTAGCAAATCAAATCTATTAGGGCAACCATCAAATTGTATCCCAAACATACAAAAGATACAGCCTGTGCGTCTGTATCCCATATCATAAACCTTGCAATACTTTAAGTTATATCTTTGTATATACTCCCATATATCATTATCAGTCCATATTGCTAATGGTTGACCATGTTTATTTACTCCTAACTAAATCTCCATTCTTATCAAACTTAACGTCTTCTCTTAATGGACTGTATTTTTCATTATGTTCTTTACTGTGGCATGAAGCACAGAGCAGCTCAAGATTATTAAACGACAATGTTATCTCTGGGTCATTGATATTCTCGGGTGTCAACCATATTTTGTGATGTACTTCGTCGCCAGGCTTATATATACCTTTCTTAAGACACCGTTCGCATAAACTGTTCTTTGCTTGCTTAAACAGCCTTCTACATCGTTTCCACTGTTTGCTGTTGTAGAATCCCTTAGCCCATTCCTGTGCCATACTATCACCAATAAAAACAGCCTTTTGAACGCTCCTGCTCCCACCCCTGCATAACATTGAGCGTTACTCCCCTCTCTGATATATCAGATTGCCTATTTATTATTCAAGCTGCTCTATTAGTTTGTTGATGTACCAGATCGCTTTTTTAAGATCCTCTATCCCGTTTTTGTTTTTAAACCTTGCCATATATTTCAAAGCGTTACCTAAACAGTAGCCCTCAAACGGTGTCAGCTCCATACTGTTTGTTATGCTTTCGATTATGTCGATTACTTCATATTTCCCTGCGTTGTAGTGCGGTGGATGGTTTACCATATCCGTCATATGACCGCCTCCATTTTCTTTACACCGTCATATAATTTTATTGGCACGCTACCCTTCGCAGATGGGTTATACATTTTCCTTGCAGCATACCCGCCGAATTCAGACCAGTGAGATGATACCACAAATAGCCTTTCTCGTTCCGTGATAACGTTGTTAATCAGGTCCGCTTTTCTGTATGCGTTTTTGTATGCTATTTTTTTATGTACGTGCCCCATGATATACACATCTGCTTCTATGCCCATGCACAGCATCTCTATATTATTCAATGCACTTCCAGGTCGTTTACCGCCGCCATTTCCATGTATGACATATATTCCATAGCACATTTGCCGCGTGCTGTTTTTCCGTTTTCCGAATGACAACTTTATGTATGCCTCGTTTTCCCGGTATAGTTCTCCCTTGTCCAGATAGTCAGCAATATCTTCCACAATTCGTTGGTCTGTATCCTTCGTGGTTCTCCCTTCGTGGTTTCCTTCTACAAAAACTAATATTCTATCCTTTACAGGCTTTAACTCATGTTGTAGCCATTTCTTTTGCTCTCTTGGGTTCATTTCTTCGTTGTAAACGTTTGATACGCTACTTTTTATTGCATTATTCATATTGTCGCCGTTATAAATAATAAACCTGTTGGGTTCTGCCATAATGTGGTTTAAAAATTCCCTAAATAGCCGCTTGTCTACTTTCGGATCTCCTATGTGTAAATCCGACAATGGATATATTTCTACCGTTTCAAAGCTTTCCGGTAATCTCACTTCGATAATGTCCAAATTCTCACCTCCGGGCATACAAAAAGAGCCGCCCTCTTTGAGACAGCTCCAACACTTATATTATAACCCAGTTAAAACACAATAATTAGGACATTTTGAGGACATTTTGAGGACATTTTGTACTTTTCGATATGCTCTCCATTTTTCTTATTGCATCAAACCTTTTCCGCCTTAAGGTCCTGATGTTTTTATATATGTTAAATTGCTTCTGATACTTGCC